CGTTTTTCCTCCCCATTCGGGAGTTGAATCCACGACAGTGGTAAACCCTCCATTTGAGTTTTCTCTGGAGGCACTGTCAAGCGTTCGAAAAGACCTCGAACGTCTCGTGAAGTACGCTCGGATCAAAGATCCGGGTGAAGTCGTACTTCACGTTGAGCGAATCATCGCTCTCCTTTTCACCCTGGCTGGGTGCTCTGATTTCATTTCCATGTCCGCTGCTATACATTTGTATGTCAGCTCGTATATGAAATCATCCATGACTACTATGGTCATGGAGTACATCTCTGATCTTCTCGAGATGTCGCCCCAGTCTGGTGGGGAGGAACCACTAGGTGCACAAGACTGGATGTCCATGATGCGTGACATTCGATCTGATTGGAAATCTGTTCGTGAAAATGATCTGTTCGGACATTTTTCCAAACTGCTTGGCCTTTTGGTCACAAGCAGATTGTGTACCGCCTCGCAAGTTACGTTCTCTATCAAAGATTACAAAATTTGTGAGCCTGATCTCAAGGTTGTGCATGGATCTTGCATTGATATTTTCGATGCAATCTTAAGCACTGTTACCTTTTTTGTTGAGAAGTTTTCTCTCTGCGTCCAACACCAATCGCTTCGTCCGTTTCTTGTCGATAACAAGTCTCTTTTTGACATTGACAAGGAATATGCGATTGTGTTGTCGTGGTGGGAACTCGTCAAAAATGGTAACCTTGAACGCAATCAAAAGAAGACCGATCATGAATTTGATGATCGGCTGGACAAGCTGACACGGCACCTTTCCACAATCAAGGATTCCTTTCATGGCTATGACAAGCGTGTTATTAATGAACACTATAAACGCTTGATCATTATGCGCAATGACTTTATCACTCTGAAGATTAGTAGTGGTATCCGAAGGGCACCCTTTTGTGTTGAATTGTTTGGTGCATCTAGTCAAGGCAAAAGTACATATGGTGAGCAGATAGTACACGCTCTCTTGGTTTCTGCAGGTCTTCCCACAGACAAGAGTTACCAAGCCACGTACAATGCCTCTGACAAGTATATGTCATCTTGGGCCACCAGCAAGAAAGTTCTTCTCATTGATGATATGGCAAATGACAAAGCGAACTTTGTCGAAGGCCCCCCGACACGAGTTATCATCAATGTGGCAAACAACACTCCGTACTACGCCAATATGGCGGAAGCGGATGCCAAAGGCAGAGTGTTTGTGGAACCTGACATTTGTTTGGTTACCACGAACGTCAAGGATTTGGACGCAAGAGTTTATTCAAATTGCCCCTATTCAATCCAAAGACGTATGCACGTTGTCATAACTGTTTGCGCCAAACCCGAATTCCAATTTACCATCGAAGGAAAACCTCAAGGAATCGACTCTAGCAAAGTTGATAAATACAACCAGGAACACGGTTGTAACCTTGCATTCGATGACATTTGGGAATTGACTTTGGAGAAGGCTGTCAATCCAGGTAACGATAACCTTACAGCTGCTGCTACTTACGCTCCCATTGTTTGGAAGGGCAAGAAGTTAGTTAATGTATCGTTCCAAACCTCTCTCGAGTACTTGATCGAAACTTTCCATGCCCATCGTAGGGCTCAGACGAATATCATAGAAAGATCATCGAAGAGGAAGGAACTTGTAGTTTGTGGTGTCGGTGGGTGTCACAACATCAAGGGTTATTGTTCTTTGCACCCCCATCCCCTAGAACCCCATTTTGGTGAAGAGGTTGTTCATTCCTGGCGTAGTGCATTTTCCATAGTCAAGAAAAGGATATCAAATGATGTCTTTGGCATTGGAGATGCTGTTGAGTATGCATGTGGTGCCGTCCTTTTGGGCGCTGCACGCAACTTTGCAAAACGCTGGGATTGGATGACGTTGGTACCAACTCCTTGGCTTGAGAATAAAACTATTCAGAACTTGTTTTTCCTTTTCAATAAGGATAAGTTGAAGAAGAGTTATGTTCAAAGGACGTGCTTGTTGTGGACTTCTATAGCAGGTGGTTGCTTTTTCCTGCGCAACCGTCGTAATGAAGTTCGCGTGCCTGCCTATACTTGTGCTTTGTTTGCGGGTGTTACAGCCCAAAAAATGATGGTGCAAGTTGTCACAGCACATTTCAAGAGGCAATTGCGTCAACGATCAGTTGTTGGTCCGCTTCTCACTGAATTCAAAGAGAAGCATATGGCCAACATTGCCAAGGCCGGAGCCGTTGTGGGAGGTCTTTATCTCTTAGCGAGTGTGTATAAGTCCTTTAGGGCTTTAACTCCACAAGGGAATTTAAGTCCTCGTACTATCCAGGATGTTGCCCAGCGAGATGCTGAAGAAAATGTATGGACAGATGTTGCTGTACGTCCATTACCTATTGATGGCAAAATACGGACCACTACTAGTGCTCAATTGCATGGTTTGGTCCAAAAGAACCTTGTTTACGCATCTATTGATGTTGGAGACAAGATTTTGTCAGCGAATGGTCTTTTTCTCACATCCAATGTCGTAGTTATACCCGATCATTATTTTGATAGGGAAGTGCTCGATGTTGTTTTCCGCAAGTGCAATCCTGATGATAACGGTGGGAAGTTTCGTACAAAGTTGTCACGTGCTCAGAGTGTTTTGCTCCCAGGTACGGACATCCGCGTTTGTTACTCTTCCTCGGGTGGTTCTTTCAAGAATCTTGTGCCATATTTGGTGACATCAGAATATGCCAACCTCGAATTTCAGCTCCTGTATCGAAAGAAAGATGGGAGTTTGCTTGATTACCACGGATGTTGTGACTTCAAAAATACCAGCAATGGTGTTGCCACATTCCCTGGATTCGTGTACCGGTCATTGACTGGCAATACGTTCCAAGGAATGTGTGGAGCTACGGCTATATCACGAAGATATCCGATCATTTTGGGTATTCATCTTGGTGGTAAGGCCGACACGCCCAGAGGTTGTGGCGGTCAACTGCGTCGAGATTTGATCGAGGAAGCCATTGAACGACTTCGTGGAATTGAAACCGTAGTCATTTCTGGTAGCGCTGAAAATTTTGAAGCCCAAGTTCTTGGAGTGGATGTTCTTCAACCTGTGCCACCTCATGCGAAATCTCCTGTGCGTTTCATGCCCAAGGATTCACAAGTCGAATATTATGGTGAGTGTCCTGGGAGGTCCCTATTCAAGTCCAATGTGCAAACCACTTTAATTAGTGATTGCGTAACTCGGCTGATGGGTGCACCAAATGTCTACATGAAACCTTTGGAAAATCCGCAATATGAGGGGTGGCAAACTTGCCTGGCGAATCTTTCCAGTCCAGCTATACCTTTTGATCCTGGCTTACTTATGTTAGCCGTTGCCGATTATAAGTCATCTCTCATTCCCATAGTTCAGATGGATATTTGGAAGGGAACTCGGCCGCTCACTGATGTTGAAAATTTGTGCGGCATACAAGGGAAAAAGTTCATTGATCCTATCAAACTCAACACTTCCATTGGGTTCCCATTGACTGGGCCCAAGAGGAATCACATTGTTGAGTTGGAACCCATGGATAACTTTTCCAATGTTAAAGAGTTCACACCGGAAATTCAAGAGGAAATTGAGCGTTGTCACGATTGTTATCGGCAAGGCCAGCGTGCGTATGTCATAGCCAAGGCGTGCAAGAAAGATGAAGTGCG